ATGCGAAACAGATTTCGAAGGTTTCTTCGGATATCTCTTATCTGGCCTTCTGCAAATTCTTCTGAGAATTCATATTCAGTTTGCACCATCATACCCCCTTAATAATATTCCGTCATGGTGACGTCAATCTTCATTGAAAATATTTCTCCTCTTTTTAATATAATTCCATAGGCATCACTCAAGCCTGTAAGCATCGCCTTGCTGCATATTTTCTTTCCGCCAATCACCAACGGCGCCACATATCCAACCTTTCTGATTAATCTCTGTTCTTCCTTGTAGGGTTTTACACCCAGCATAGCATTTAATTCTATTGTAAAGGTTATGCTTTCCAGGTCTTTTCCCAGATATTCCAAACGTGGTTTTGTGCCGATTATACTATGCTTTGCTGTTCTGGCCGATATTTTTCTTCTGAAATTCGTGAAAGTGAGGATCCTGTTGTCGTTGGTACTGAATTTTAAATAGCTTCCCCAGTTCCCAATCTTCGCCATCTTTATTCCCCCTCATGTGCCTTTTTTATGGCCAGCAGCTCTCCTATTGTTATTGAACCGGATGTATCCCGGAATGTCATAACACCATCATCAACCAGTATTCCTGCCTTTGTATCATCCTTGCAGGCCGAGTATGCTCCCAGCACCACTCCGGCCTCCATACCGTTTGAAAGATGCAGGACTATAACCATATCGTTTTTATTCAGTCTCTGCATCATTCCACACGGCATAAATACAGGAAGTTCATCCGTGACTTCTCCAGTCCTGTCTGGATAGTACACCGATGCGAGACCTTCATCCTGATTGAATGAGCTGATAAATCCTATCCTTGTTTCATCCATCCCACATTCTCCTTACATTCGATTAAAAATACGATATCCGGACACTCCCATGCTATATCCGCCACTGCCACTTACTTTGTGTGTTACCTTATCAACGAAATACTTTCCATCGCATCGTCCCATTCCGTATATTTCTATGTTACAGGTCGCCACAACGTTTGGATTTCCCATGGCTCCAAACGACATTGTTACTGCTTTTTCATTGGCTGCATTGACCTTAGCCTTAGCAATTCTCTGTGCTTCTGCTTCGTTCTCGGCTTTCTCATTAATGTGGAGGAGCCTGGGTCCGTTCCCTACTGTAATGTCTATAATTTGCTGCTTGTCGCCTTTCTTGTACCCTTTTTTCGGTCGAGGCACCACATAAGAAATTGCGGCTCCTGTATAAGTTCCATTTAGCGTGCTATT